CATTGGATCTTGGCGCTTCTAGCATTACCGGCACTCTTGCCGTAGGTGATGGCGGCACCGGCCAGACCACCTACACCGACGGCCAACTGCTGATCGGCAACACCGCTGGCGGGCTAACTAAGGCAACACTGACGGCTGGCACCAATGTTTCGATCACCAATGGCAATGGTGCCATCACCATTAATGCCACCGATACCAACACCACCTATACCGCTGGCGACGGCCTAGACCTAAGCGTCGGCAACGAGTTTTCGCTGGACATTAGAAGTGGTCGCGGCCTTGTCATTACCAGCACCGAGCTGGACCTTGATGATGACCTAGCCACCTTGGCCGGGATGCAGACAGGTGCTGCCACGGCGCTCGCGCTGCTTACTTCTACGGAAGTTGCAGTAATTGATGGCAGCACCACTGCCACTGCTACCACGCTGGCGCAAGCAGACCGCATGGTGATCAACGACAACGGCACGATGGTGCAGGTGGCACTATCGGACCTAGTGACATTCCTTGAGGATGGCACCGCCTCCGGTTTCGATATTGACGGAGGCACTTTCTAACTGTTCCCGCCCCGTCGCTACGGGGCTTCAACCCTGCTACATAGCAACCAAAGGGGAGCCACATGGCAAACACCATCAAGATCAAACGCAGCGCCGTACAAGGCGCAGTGCCAACCACCGGCCAACTGGAGTTGGGTGAGCTGGCGCTCAACACCTACGACGGCAAGCTCTACACCAAGAAGGACGACGGCACCGCCAGCATCGTTGAGCTATCGGGCGGCGGCGGAGGTGTCTCTGATGGTGATAAAGGCGACATCACCGTCAGCGGCAGTGGCTCAACTTGGACCATTGACAGCGGCGTAGTCACCAGCGCCAAGATCGCGGATGGCACCATTGTCGATGGCGACATCAGCGCCAGTGCCGAGATCGCGGTCAGCAAGTTGGCAGATGGTGCTGCCCGACAACTGCTCCAGACCGATGCGGCTGGCACTGGAGTGGAGTGGACGAGCAACGTCGACATCCCAGGCACGCTGGATGTCACCAGTGCTGCGACGTTTGACAGCACGATCAGTTTCCCGCTGGGCACTGCCGCACTGCCCTCGATTTATCCCGGTACAGATACCAACACCGGCTTCTGGAGCCCCGCCGCCGACACGCTTGCAGCTAGCACTGGTGGCACCGAACGCCTCCGCATCGACAGCTCGGGCAGGATGGGGATTGGGACAACAAATAGCGCAGAAACTTTTTGGGGAATTACACCTAAAGTAAAAATTGAAGGTCCTGACTATAACAACTCTAGCCTGGCAATCATTAGTAATGATGCTAGCAACGAACCGGCATATTTATTCCTTGGCTATGCAAAAAGCAATGCAGTAGGATCAACAACAATTGTTGCTAGCGGTGATTGGCTGGGTGCAATCGCCTTTCAAGGTGCAGATGGAACAGATAGAAACTCAACCGCAGCAGCAATAATTGGTCAAGTAGATGGCACCCCTGGCGTTAATGACATGCCAGGTCGCCTGGTCTTTTACACCACCGCTGATGGAGCAAGCAGCCCAGTTGAGCGGATGCGGATTGACAGCTCGGGCAGGATGGGGATTGGAACCAGCTCACCCGGTTCCACCCTTGACGTAAAAGGCACCGTACGCCTGTCGGGCTCGACATCTGGCTATGTCGGCCTATCGCCTGCAGCAGCGGCTGGCTCCACCACCTACACCCTGCCGGCAACGGACGGCACCGACGGACAGCAGCTAACAACCAACGGCTCTGGCACATTGAGTTGGGCAGCAGCCGGCAGTATGTCGCTACTTGCCACCAATACCTATACAACCGTCGGAACTGACACCTGGACTAAGCCATCCGGCGCACAACTGGTGCTGGTGATTGCTATTGGCGCCGGCGGCGGTGGTGCATCGGGCGGTGCATCGGCCAACGTTGGCTATGGCGGTGCTGGCGGCGGCGCTGCCGGCGCAGTGGTGCAACGCACACTTCCGGCATCCATCCTTGGCGCAACGGAGACCATCACCGTCGGTGCCAAAGGCACGGGCGGGGCTTCTAGAACCTTTACCGCAGCAGGTTCCAACGGCGGCACCGTTAGCGATCCTGGCGTGGCTGGCGGTGATAGCAAGTTTGGAGCATGGCTGACTGCCGAAGGCGGAGCGGGCGGCACGGTCAACACAGCTAACAACGCTGTTGGTGGCGGCGGAATTGGTGCTCAAGTCATTGCTGGTTACACCATTCCTATCGAGGTTGGCGGCAATGGCGGTAACGGTGCCGCCACGGACAACAGCCCGACAACGGGCGCCGCTCCAACTGCCACGGTGTTCATGTCATCCGGCGGCGGCGCAGGTGGTGGCGTCGGTGCTGCAGCGACAGCCGTAAACGCCACGGCAGGCGCTGATGCCGGTGCTTTATCCGGTGGTACGGCCGGCACCAGCTCAACAACCAACGGCAACGCCACCGATGGTGGCGACGGCTCTGTCAATGCCGCTGGAACCCAGGCATCAGGTGGCGGCGGCGGCGGTAACTGCGCCACATCCTCAGGCAGTGCAACGGCTGGCGCTGGCGGCAATGCCGGCGGCGTTGGGGCTGGCGGCGGTGGAGGAGGCGGCGCTCGCGTGGCCACCACTTCCGGCAACGTCGCCACGTCCGGCAAAGGCGGCGACGGCGGCGACGGCAAAGTTATTGTTTACACCTACGGTTAATCACCATGACCACCACTACTTACACCTGGCGCATAGCGCAACTAGAGCGCGAAACCGCCGATGGCTACGTTTACACGGCTCACTACACCGTTGATGCCACTGATGACACCTATCGTGCGGGCGCCTATGGCTCTATTGGCTTGGAGCGCCCGGAAGGGGAACTGATTCCCTTCGCTGACTTGACCGAGGAGCTCGTGATCGGCTGGGTGCAAGCCAAACTCGGAGGCGAAGAAAAAGTCACCGAAATCCATGCAGCCTTGCAGGCTCAACTTGATGAGCAGCGTGCCCCATCCAAAGCCCAAGGTTTGCCGTGGGGAAATGAGCAAGTTCAAGCCCCTAGCCAAGGCGGCACCTTCATAGCCGACGATCCCGCCACGCCTGACGTGAACGAAGCGTGAGTTGCTCAGTAGTTGCAGTGCCTACGCGCCGCGCTTACTAAAGGCACCGTTGCCCATGGCCCGGCAGCGGCGGCTTGTTAAAGGCTGGGGTTTTTAGATGCACTCATCAATCTCGCTGCCGCCAGTCATCGGGCGTATCACGTCGAAAAAAGTCTGCAATTTGATCGGGTGACTCAAAGCGCCTGACGCCTTTGGCTTCATCGCCTACGCCACCCAAGTCAAGTCGATTCAAAAAGTCATCAACATCACCATCCTGCATGTCAGGATTTTGCGCTCGCCGTTGCGCTTGGCGCAGCATCGTCGCTGCAGTGCGATTGACTTCACCAAGTTTGTTCGCCCAGATGCGGTCAGCTAATTCAACCGACTGGCCTGTTGCGATGCGTGCGCAGATGAATTCCAGCCGCAGGCGGTACTTAGTTGACAGCATCGCCACACCACAGATGGTTCAACGATAACCAGATCGCTAAGGTGTAACCATGGATCCATATACCCGCGAAAACTGGCTCAAGGTCAAGGAGGCCTTGGAGCGTGCCGGCAAGACCGACTGCTATTACTACAAGCGTGCTGTTGCGATACTGACAAGGGGCTACGACCCAGGACCGCCGGGATTCATCAATGACAAGTAAACGCGAACAGATCATGAGCGCAATAGCGACTGCGCTTGTGGGCACCACTGGCGTTAGTACCAGGATTTACCGCAGTCGCGTCGAGCCAATGGCGCGTGGAGAGACGCCTGCGATCGTGATCGAACCTGCAACGATCACGTATGAGCAAAACACCAGTCTGCCAAAGCTGGATGCCACACTCAGGGTGCGAGTGGTTGTGATTGTGCGTGGCGCAGTGCCTGATCAGCTTGCAGACCCAACAATTGTCAATATGCACAGCAAGCTGATGGCAGATCTGACGTTGGGTGGTTTGGCAATTGACATCCAACCAGCGCTGACGACTTTCAACATGGTCGAGGCTGACCAGCCAGCTGGAGTAATCTCTTGTGAGTACGACGTGCTTTATCGCACGCAAGTTGGAGACTTGACCGCATGACATCACGACAGCGTAAGGAGTATCAAGCCCCTGAGCCTATTGTTGTAGATGCGTACCAAGGGCAAGGTGGCTCGTACATCCTTGACTCCGCAACCGGCGTTCGCACCTTGGTGCAGCGCACTTTGCCCCCGGAAATGGCGGGGGAACCTGAAATCCAAGAGGTAATTTCCGATGCCACTTCTGACACGCAAACGCCTGATCCTGGCGGAGACTGAGGGAACCTACGGTTCTGATCCTGGCCCTGATGGCGCTGATGCCATCCTGGTGCGTGATCTGAGCATCACCCCTCAGCAGAGCGATGTGGTGAACCGCGACTTGGTGCGTCCTTACTTGGGCGCATCTGAGCAGCTGCTAGCCAACACTCGCGTTGAATGCACCTTCAGCGTGGAACTGGCCGGCAGCGGCACTGCTGGCACGGCACCGCGCTTCGGCAAGGTGCTGAAGGCATGTGCCTTGGCTGAGACAACGGTCTCCCCTGCGGTGACCGGAACTGCTGCGGCTGGTGCCTCCAACAGCATCACACTGGCTGCCGGTGCTAGCGCCACCAACGACTTCTACAACGGCCAAGTAATTCGCATCACTGGCGGCCTTGGCGCCGGCTCAGTGTTCCTGATTACTGATTACATCGGTTCGACGAAGGTCGCCACGCTGCGTCCCATTGGTGCTGCGGTGACGCTGGACAACACCAGTGTTTACAGCATTGACGCTCATGTGGTCTACACCCCGGTGAGCGCCACGTTTGGCTCGGTGACGATTCATTACAACATTGACGGTGTGCTGCATAAGCTCACTGGTTGCCGTGGAACGTTCTCGATTAACACTGCTGTTGGCGAAATCCCGACTATCGACTTCACGATGACCGGGGTTTACAACGCTCCGACCG